CAGTAGGTATTGAAACATTCGCTGAGGAGAACTTCGGGGCGTCGGCTGAGGGATCTTACATGCGATTTGTTGCGACCACACCGACAGAAACATCACGTCATGGTGTCGCCTGGGTTTATGGTGACGAATTTGTTGTCAATGAAGATGGATCATCAAACGTTGACTTCCGTGTGGAATCAGCCAATTATACAGGCGCTCTTTATATAGATGCTAGTGCGGATACTGGACAATTTCTCACACACGCTATCAATACGACTTCTATCGAATTGAATTATTCTGGAACTGGCAATCGCTACGCATACATTGATTTCCACGGCGACGATACCTATACAGATTATGCTTTCCGAATCCTTCGAAGTAATACAGGAGCGAATGCGACAACAGGGCTGCTTCATCGAGGGACTGGAAACTTTTATTTTGAAACTACGGAAGCTGCTCAATTCGCATGGAATTACAATGCTGGCAACGTGATGACCCTTGGTCCAGGTTTGCAATTGGGATCTCCCACTGGTGGGGATAAAGGATCTGGAACACTCAACGTTGCAACTGACATTTACAAGAATAACTCAGCTTACACTAATCCTGATTACGTGCTTGAACATTACTATCGAGGGACAGTGGCGGAGTTTATCAACAGTCCGGGAGCGCGAGAATATCAAGGACTAATGCCTCTGGACGTTACCAGAGAATTCATGGATGCAAACCTTCACTTACCTTGGGTTGATCGAGGTCCAAGCGGAGCATTTGGCAGATTTGATATGTTACTAGTAGGACAGGAAAGTATTATGCTTTATGTGCTCGAATTGGAAGAGCGCATACGAGTGCTCGAAGGAATCATTAATCCATAGGAGGGAATCATGGCACTACTTGATCACTTTGGCAATAGAGATTACGTTCAGAAGGGTTATAAGATAATCCTTTCATTCGACAAAGAAACTGAGGCATTGATAGGTGGACAACTCAGAGTCACGATCTGCGATTCGAATGGTCAGGACAATCTTAGAAAGAGCATACCACTTTCAGACTTACCGACAGTCACCGCTGCAAATAAGACTTATCTTCAGAATGTCGCAACGGCAATCACGGATGATCTGCTTACCCAAACTGGCAAAACTCTTTACATCCCCCCACCGCCTGAGGAACCGTAAGGATCTTGACCTTCTACAAAAATCGTGTAGTCTGTATATAACTAAAAAATCCAGGAGTTAAAAATGGCTACGACACTTGTACTTAAGAAGAGAGAGCAAGGCGATGATCTAACCGTGTCGATGAGATTGATACACAACATGGTTGATCGTGGAGAACTGGAGGCAAAAGAAAGGCTTTGGAGTTTTTTCAAGAACATTAGTGACACTGAACTTTTCATCCATGACAAGATCTTTCTAACACAAATTATCAACTGGGTGCCATTGGATGAACAGGGAAGACAAAAGGGATTACCTCTTACCGAACAGGTCCGATGGATCAAACTTGCTCAAAAAATCAATGACATTGACGATGAGGAAGAGGGCGAGATTGTACTAAGCAACAAGGACATCGAGCTAATCTGGGAACGGATCAACTTGAAGGAATACAGAGTCGGAGCACTTACACTACCCTTTATTGAATTCCTGTTAGATTTCCAGGAAGCAACGAATCGATACTTCCCGGAACTTGAACCTGAACATGAGGAAGAGGATCCACAAGAAGTGAAGGAGGAATGATGGAAAAACAGGAACTTGTATCAGGCTATTTTGATGCTGATGGAAACTTACACCTGGTCGGGAAGTTTGGGGCTGAAATGGTTATTGAACCCGGCGGATCTGTGGTACCCCCTCCCTCCAACGGGGGAAGTAATGGCGGAGGGAATGAAGCATACGTTGAAACAACTCTGACCTGGAAGCGCCAGGGTGCGAATCCAGCGACAAATCCAGCACACAAACATCCTGCTATCGGGGATGGTGAATTCGTAGCAACCTATATTCGGCATGGTGAAATGATCACGCTTGATTTCACGATCACAATCGGATCAAATACGGAACTTGGCGTAGGACCAGATGGGAAAGGTTGGTACTTCACCCCGGACGATGAAAGCATCAAGCCTGACTTCACAGATCCGAAAACCCTGCAAACGCCTGGTATTTTATCGATATGGATCAACGACAATCACATAGATAGAACTGGTGCTTGCAAATGGAGCAAGAACGTCGGATCTGGAATCGATGGGATCTTATTCAACCTCGACCAATTGATCTATCCTATCAGCGAAGACTATCCGAGGGTATGGCCAACCGGAACTAAATTCCGGGCACAGATCTCGTATAGGGCTGCAATTCCATGATCTATCGACCTGATCCTCGACTGACTGTTGAGAGGGTAACAGAAGGTTTATTTATCCCACTCAACGCCGGAATTTATCAGCCACCTTCGTTGGCGGAACGCCTCTTCGGTGTTCCGATTCTTGGGCGAGTGGCTGCTGCTGCAGCGGAACCCCAACCATTCCCACCTGACCCGGTAGATCCAAGGATCTTGATCCTGGATCTATCTTCACACCAGGGGGAAATTGACTGGGATATCCTGGCAGCTTTCGGAGATCCGACTGTCCAGGCTGTGCACATCCGTTCTGGAGGAGGTACGGAACACCTGGACAGTCGCTTCGTTTTCAACTGGACGCAAGCGAAACGAGTTGGAAAGCCACGCTCGGCTTACTGGTACCTCCGGGGAGATCAAAGCGGGATCGCACAAGGTAGGGCTTTCCTGCAGTCCTTCCACCGAGTACAAGATGACTGGGGAGAGGGACCATTCGTTATTGACATCGAGCGCAGGGATGGTGCTACACCGAGGGAACTTTCTCTACTTGCCTGGGATTTCATCGATTACGTTCAAACTCATTCCAACAAGGAGTGTTGGGTTTACAGTGGTGCCTGGTTTGTCAATAACTACATGGAATTCCAGGGCTGGTTCACCTATGTAAAATGGTGGTTAGCACACTGGTACTCGAAGGAAGTTGGCAGGGAGCATCCCGGACCGCCTGCACGTCCGAATGGAGTGACTGAGGATCAAGTTATGGAACATCAGACAACTAGCTTCTTAAAAGGTGGTCTCTTCGGAGCAACTAGCAAGGCAATCGACGGAAACCGTTGGCAGTCAGATCCGGCATTGTTCAAGAAAAACTGGGGCATCGAGGAAGAACCCGGCAATGGTGAAGAACCAAGTGACTTGGAACAACAGGTCGAACAGAACTCTGTTGAGATCCAGCTACTCCAGGAAAGGGTGTCATCTTTGGAAGGACAACAGGCTCTTATCTTCCAGAGTCTACAGATCGACAATCAACGCCTGGACTATCACGATGAACGCATAACTGCTCTGGAAGAGGGATCTCCCACTCCACCCCCTCAGATACCCGGCTTTTCTTTGGGATCTCCACTGACACCGCCACTATCGCAATATCGACTCAGCCAGGATTTCAACAAGAATATCCACAACTATCAAGGTGTTGGGGGTCATGACGGATTAGACTGGGCAATTGAAGTTGGAACGCCGATTATAGCGTCACACAAAGGGAGGGTGACAGTCTCGGGATACAGACCGGATCGACCGGACTATGATCCGTATGGTGATCATGTTAGGATTGAATTGGAAGCACGTGATCACAATGAAACACTTCGAGTTTACACGACGATCTATGCACATTTGAGTCAGTTATTGGTTGATGTCGGTGACGTTGTTGAGACTGGACAAATTATTGGACTGAGCGGTGGTGTTGGTAGTAGAAGTGGTTATAGCACTGGACCACACTTGCACTTTGGCGTGATATGCCAGGGAGCAAAAGGAAGGGGTGAAACCTTCCTGAACGGGGACTTTATGAACCCTTGGTTGTGGTTAGGGCATTTAGTTTCAGGTGAGAACCTTTCAGTACAATTACTGCAGCGTCGGAGAGTCACTGCTGGTGGGTTGAATGCCAGGAATGCTATCGGGACGGAGGGTACAATTGTCCGGTTTGCGATGGTGAATGGCACAATCTTTTCGGTTTACGAAGACACTGGTGGTGAGTGGCCATGGGGTGCTCATGATATCTCACGCACAACCTGGTCATCGATCCACGAAAATTGGTCTGAGAGGGTTGAATGAATGACAGATTGTTCTGACATCAACACTGCTACGAGCGTTGTTGAATTGATCAAAGATGGAGGAATTATCACCGTGTTACTAGCAGGGCTTTGGGCTTTTATCAAAGGACAGATAGTACCCAAAGGTTATGTCGATGAGCTAAAAAAGCACGCCGACAATCAAACCAAGTTGCTTGCTCAGGAACTAGTGAAAGAACTCAACGAAGGTCAAAGCAGATCGATACAAACAGCTATCGTCGCTGCTTTTGACGAGATCAATGGCAAGACGAATCAAGGTACTGCTTGATGATCCTATAGCACTATGGTACTGCTGCAGTTTTCTCTGAAACTGTAGTATTTTCACGTTAGGCGCCACACCGGACGCCGACTCCCCTCCCACTTTCTAATCTAATCTTATGGAGGCTTGTATGCGACGAGTAATACTAGCACTTGCAATTTTGTTGTCAGGTTGTCAATCGGTGGTAGAAACTCAGGAAGTTGTCGAACCAACAGTCACCTCAACACCCATCGTTTTACCAACTAAGGAAGTGACGGTCACGCCGACTCCTTTTTTGCCTGCAACCAATACTCCTACTTCTGTTCCAACTCCAGATCCAGGTAAACGTTACACTGCTGTTTTGATGGGCGTAGACCGGGATAGTTTTGGTTGGGGTGCTCGAACTGACGCTTTCATTATCATCACCGCGATTGTTTATGAGGATCGAATAGAGAATCCGGCGAGGATCCACATGATTTACGTGCCTCGGGATCTCTTGGTCCAGGTGTATGATCCAAACATGGAGGGATACTACCAGGACCGGATCAATGCAGCTTACCACGTTGGCGGTTTCGATGGGGTTAGGATGACTGTTGCGCGGACTTTTGGACTGGATGTCAACGCAGGGGTCGCGGTTGTAGATCCTTTGGGCTACATGGATATTGTGGACCAGATGAACTTAATTATAAGACCTTACCAGGATTTCAATCAGGTTTGTCCGTATTACGACCGGGATTTCAAGTTTATCCTGGATCTCGATTCTGACCAGGATTACAAGCTCAACGGTGTCCAGGCGCTTTGCTATGTTCGGCACCGGGGCTTCGGTTTTGAAGATCGGATCAAACGCTTCCATGATTCAATACTTGGCTTTCGCAATGGGTTACTCCCGGCGATTGCTGAGGGTCATGGTCCAGCAATCCTGGAGAACTTCAAAACTTCTGTGAAAACCTCTATTGAACTGGAAGAGATTGTAGGTCTTCTAGGTCTTGTAACAAAAATAAAAGGCGCTGCGTACTTCCCAGAGACTTTCGAGTTAGGCGAAGAGGTTGAATTTTACACTACGGAAACTGGAGCAAGCACTATTCGACCTCTCGTAGACCTCAGACAATGGACGGAAGAGATCTTGGAGTAATACTAACCGTATTACTCCTTCTAGTAGCTTTCTTCTTAGTGCCTACGGCATTGGGAGAATCCAGGGAACTAGATCCTGGGGGAGGCGGGGGTTTCGTTGCTCCAACCCCCACGCCACTCCCTACTTTACAGCCGTCCGAATACTATACTGTGAAACGGGTGCTGCGTTGGCTGCCATTGGTCTCGATGGTATCAGAGACCTACAACTATACAGATATGATGCTGGTCCATAACATTCACCCCAGTGTCATACTTGGTATTATCGCGCAAGAAAGTTTTGGTCTAGTAGATCCACACAAAACTCTCGACCTACCCTATGATCGGGTTGGATCTGTTGGACTAATGGCGGTGGCACCTTTCAAATGGAGGGGTTATACCAAGGAACAATTACTAAACCCATGGACAAATGTAAAGGTTGGTATAGGTGTTTTGCTTGACGCTTACGAGCTCCCATTCAACGTTGAGAATGATTACAGCCTGCGAACTGCATTGGCACTTTACAACTGTGGAACCGAGTATCTTAGCCAGGATCGATGTGGGACCAAAGGTGGATACGCTTATGCAGATCGAATCCTGAGAATTTGGACGCCACATTTCCGGCAAAGTATATTTGACGGAACCTGGAAAAAGGTGTACTCTTGGAACGAATCCGACATAGCAAGTACGGAGGAGTGGCTTGCTTTATTTGATGTAGGAGGGAATGCGCGCAATGAAGGATCACATTATTTTCAGACCGAACCTGTTAGGAATGATATTGATCGCTGTACTCACTATTCTTGTCTTATCAGCGTTCCAGGTCGAAGACCCTACTGACCTAATTGAAGTCCTTACTTGGCTTGCACTAGGTCCGGGTGCTGTCTACGTTGCAGGTCGGGCGATGGCAATTTTCTTGGAAAAACTTCCAGGTTGGGGAACCTATGTGCCAGAGTCTTTACGACCATGGATTGTTGTACTGCTAGGTGCCGGGCTTTCCTTTGGCGCTCAGTATCTACTGAAGCAAACGGAGGTACTGGCGACGGTCCAACCAGTTTATAAACATATCGTAACAATTATTGTAGCTTGGTTGGGATCTCAGCAAGAATACAACAATCTCAAAACTTTGGGGTTACGCGGGAAGAGAGCGTAATAAGCAACCTCGCTTGCCGTAGTTTCCACTCGTTTGACCGCTGGTCTCATTCTCCTACCAGCGGTCATTTTTTTGTTCTGCGAAAGTGCCAAACAAGAAGTCCTATGATAATCGCGATTACGATCACGCCTGTTATGATCACGGTCCAGAAAAGTGCCTCTACCATTTGACCTGACATTTCAACCTCCAAACAGTGCTTTCACTAATCCAACGAAGGTTCGGCTTTGCTTCTTTCGCCTTCCTCTATTCGCACAGATCTTGCAACAATGTTCATCGTTCCATACAACTGGGACGAATGGATCTCCACAATTCCGGCACCTTCGGCTTTCAGTCTTGATGATAGATCCTTTCTCCAGGTATCCGGGATAGGCTAATACAGTTACCTCTTCCAGGATCGGTTTTACTGGACATCCATTCGCAATCCCGATGCTATGTACCAACAATGCTTCCTTCAATGGTTTGCCAATTTCAAAGTCACCAGCATAGCAACCTTTCAAATAACTCACTGAAAAGTCACCACGCTTTCGGTTGACTTTCTGTGCCAGGATCTTTCCTAGTCGTGCTATTTCCTGATTGCACCTTCTTGACGGTAAACTTAGGAGTGGCGTCAATAGATCGCTCAGGAAAGCGTAGGGCGAAAATTCTCCGACTTTAGGGTATTCTGTGTCATCTAACATATAAATCAACTTTCTAGTGACTTCTGTGTGGCAGGAAACAGGTCTTTCGTCGCCATGATCAATGGTTTTTGGCGAATTTGAAGATCCTCAGGCCACAACTCCCATGCCTCACCCTTTTTGGCAGATCCATAGGAATTCTCACGTGCCCATGCTGTACCAAGCTGCTTTACGAAAAAGGGGATCTTCGCGTTGAAACATTGATCACGGAGATCTCGAATCCAGTCCAGGTTTAAGTATCGTGCTTTCGATCCACTTTCACCTCCCACGATCACCCAGTCAATTCCAGGATCTCGGGGTTTGGGATTATGACCATATTCCCATGAGTCATTGAATTCCCACAACCAGTTAATGTCACTCTCAAGGTCCACTGGAGCTAGTAAAGGCTCGATGCTAAGGAACCTCACTCTTGCCGGGATCTTCAACAATTCCGGGATACGTTGATTTGCGGATACTTGGTCTTCAACACTCACTCCAACTGCCACATTGTAAGGCCACTCCTCGACCTTACTCCACGGAACTAGATCGATAATATTTTCAGGGCGCTTTGTTAGCAACAACCATAGCAAGCAAGGGGTCGTTTCGATCATAGACCACAACTTGAGGCGACTATGATCCATTGCTTTTTTATCACGTGGATGGATTTCAAAGACATCGCACATGGAACCGCAGAACACAGTTTGGATGATCCTTTTCTTCCCGGCTGCAGCATCCCACAATATAGGTTTTCGCCAATGTCCAGAACTGAAATGACGCCGAGTATTGTCACCCCAGATCTTATGAAAACCATACCTTCTTGAAACTTCCTCAGCATAGCAATTCGCGCAACCAGCACTTACTTTCATACAACCCCACCATGGGTTGAAGGTATGATCGGTCCATTCAATCGCACTATTCTTTCCCACATTATCCTCCCTCTAGTAGATTTAGCTGGAACGTCCCTCCAGGTCTTCGCGGCTTTACACCGAACTCCTCCAGGCACCATTCCTCGGCTTCATCCATGGTATCCCACTCTCTCATGCAACGATCTTCATCATAGAAAGTTTCGCGACCGCGCGTAACAATGAAGGTCTTTCTGTTATCCAGGTACTCAATGACCAGCGGATCGTTGATACTCACCTAGTATTTCCTTTGCCTCTTCCAGGCGCTTTTTACGCCTGGAAGCATTGCGACACATGGGATTATTGACTAAAAGTTTATCGTACAAGTTGGCATTGAACACTATCCGCTGGATCTCTTTATCGATACACTCAAACGCCAGCTTCCAGGCTGTACTCTTTTTTATTGCCATATTGCTCGAACTCCTCTTCCAGGTATTCAAACTCGATCCTTTGCACAACCTGGTTACGTTCACAATTTGCAGTTTCACAAAACATTTCTATAAATTCTTCGCGGGTCATTTCCGGGAAACCTTCTCGTACAACATCTTCCTGGGTGATCCGTTCTAGGTTTTCAGAATGGATCTTGACAACTCGGATGATCGCGAGGGTTTCATACCCTTCACCTAACCTGGGGCTTTTGTCAACTGCTCTCAGTTTTTCGCTAGGCTGTAGGAACACCCAACCGACTCGGCGGGTGACATCCTTAGATCGATTGCGGATCTGCTCAACTGTCTTACGAAAACTCATTATTCTCATTGATTTCCTCTTCTTATCTAGGTCAGTCCATAGATACACTGCGAAAGGGAGCAAGATTGCAGCTAAGACTACTGCTGCAATCTTGCCAAGGTCGAACCATTCACAAGGTGTTAGATTCATTTTTTATCCTTGATCTCGTACTTCCCGGCACGTAGTATGCCAGGATCTTTATTCAACTCTCTTCCCAATACCCTACCCTGTTTATCGATCACTGGTGTCGATTTCCGAACAACCTGCCATAGATGGAAAGTGTAATCGTGGATATTCACATACTCTTCCATAGGTGGAAGGACAAACGCCATGGTTGCTTCATTGGGGATCAAGTGATACCGAGCATGTGCAACTTCATCCCATGTTGGATATCGATCTTTACACGATATGGACAGATGAAAGCCTATCGATTGATCAAACCCCACCAATACTCGACAGTCACCGAATGTAAAGGCTCTTAGTGATTCCTCTGCCATATTAGCAATCATGGAATTTACAGCGACTTCAACTGGATACGGGAGATCCTGGACCGAAGTTCTTTTCATAGTTACCCCTTTCCACCACACCCATCAGGATTAGTACATCCGTTGTTGTGATACGGAGTGAAAGTGGCGTTAGGCGTCGGGGTGTCCGTTGGAACCTCAGGTGTTGGGGTTTCCGTGGGAACCTCGGGCGTCACAGTATCCGTGGGTGTAGGATCTTCAGGTGTTACAGTGTCCGTGGGTGTTGGATCTTCGGGAGTCGGGGTGTTGGTTGGATCTTCAGGTGTTGGCGTGTCGGTTGGATCTTCACCCCTAAACGTGCCTTCCAAGTGTGATAGATCCTGACAACCTTCTTCGCCAGTATTCACAACCTCAACGAAGCTATAGCCAACTCCACCGCTTGTGATCTCATAGCAGGCGTATGGAAGTTCGAAACAACCTTGACCTGCTTTCACCCACACTGACTCGATAACCTTCCCGGCGGGTGCAGTATAACTACCACCGCTTTCATTCTTCCAGGAATTCGGACTATCTGTGATACATTGGTAGGCTTGTGAAGGTGCCAACGCGAATGCTGTGAGAATGCCGAATATGACAACTGATATTAGGCTTAAAAATGTTTTCATTGATTTACTCCTTATCTGATTAGTCCTACTTCGATACCCAACTGCATCATGGCAATTTTCTGTGAAGTGTTATGCAACCGAGCATACAGATCGATGATATCCAGTCCTCGCGGTTCGTGCAACCTGCAACTAGGTGTTAGGCAATGGGCTTTATTACGATAGGAGTCAACTCTGAAAGAAGGATTACGATCTTCGTGGTTTGGGTGAGGGCATCTTCCCATCCACCAGCGACCGCATCCACTTGACTGACCCATTATCGTATATCGTTGCACAAACGTTAATACAGGGAGCACAGTCTTAAGATCCTGGATTATCCCATAGTATATGGTGGATCTAAGTCCACTTGACCTTTCAATTTCCTTAAGAAGTTCATTCGAGGATCCACCTAGAAACTTCGGAGTCGCTTGGTAAGCTGCGGTTAGTACACTACTGAGGCTAGGTATCCTGATTATTGGTCCCAAACTGTAGGGAACATATGGGGAACCTGAGGGATGAATGGTAGGCGGAGCAAGGACGTAACCTCCTTCAGCTTTGATATCCACTTTACCATTTACCTGTAATTGGGTGCGGATTGGATTTTTCAGGAAGACATAAACGTGCATACCGCGAGGGGTGCGAACCTTATAGCCAGTTTGCGCGACTGCTTGTGCAATCCCTCCACGCCGGATGTTCTTTGCCTTCCAGTCATAGAACATGGACAGTCTATCGAAGTCCAGAATAGTTAGGTTTGTTTTTCCTCCACATATCAAAGCAAGACCTGAATCTTTTTGGAACCATAACCTAACTAGTCTGGAATCTGGCAACTCGTCTTGGTAACGACGCCATTTTATTGAAGGTTTTTTTGTTCCTGGGATTATAGGTACTGGGGCGACGCCTCGATCAAGCCACTCTAACGCAGCTTCCAGGATCTTGGACATTGGGCACTCTCTTCTGTTTCCTTTTACATGATCCTTTTTTGGTTGGAAGGAATACATTCATATAGCAGAACATACCTAAGAATGTTCCGAACTCTCCAGTTTCAATACCGAAGTGTTTACAATCTCTGCAACATGAAGGTCCAACATTATAGGTGATCATCTTATAGCCTCTTTGAACCAGTCGGAAAAGTAACGCATTGCTGTAGGTGTCACTGCTGAACCGTCAGCAAGTGCACCCCGGTTTAGTAAGTACGTTCCATCTTCCATGGTTTCCCCACGACTAACACGACCTATTGCCTGGGGGATCGCGTTATATGCAGTCCACCAAGCATACTTTCTACCGCCAGGTCTACTCACTCTTGCTCTTTCATAGGGATCTGAGGGGTTAGAATGAGGTACCCCGGCGACAATTGCAAAACGGGCGAGATCTCCATAGAAGTCCAGTCCATGACCCCAACCCTGGATTGTATCGATGGCGATAATTCCTTCACGCGGATCCTCCATGAATGCGCGTACTCTTTCAGTCACACCGCGTGCTTTCTTAGGTGCTTCATAGATCCGACCGTTCAAACGTTTACTCAGGTGCTTTTTTAATTCCTGGATCTTCTTATAACTGGTTGTCAGGATGATACCTCGCCACTCTGGGGGGAGATCGGAGATCCAACGCCATATCAATACCGCCTGGGTCTCGTACAATCCTGGGTTTTTTACCAGGTTTTCGCGGGTCATTCTAACGGCTCTCAGATTATCTACCGGACGATATTCAGGTGGGATTGGGTGAGGGTAAGAAAAACTCTTGTACCCTTTTAGATCCAACTCGGTTGCTAACGCATCTGGGTTTCCGATAGTGGCAGACATAAAGATGGTCAGATCCTTTGCCCACCATAGTCGCGGTGCGATATGCTTTGCTGATAACGGACGAAGTGAAAGAGAAAGTTTATCCGGCGAAGTGAACATACTACTATAATCCCATGGTTTAGGATCTCCAGGATAACCAACCTTCAGGAACCAATTCTCTTCGCGACCAATAAGATCCAGGTATCCATCCAACCGACGCTTCATTTGTTTATAGGCTGAACCTTCAACAGACAGCAAGTCAATTCCAGACAGGTTATCCATTGCACTCTTCGAGTCTACGATCCATTGGACTAGGGTTTGTTTTGCCTCTGGGGTAAGAATGTCACCTTGGCTATTTTCACCGTACCCTTCGGCTGCGAAAGGGAAAGCTGGAAAGTTGAATTTACGCCGGGTGCGTTCAGACATCTGGATCTCAGCGAACTGCAGGATCTCTTCGGCTGCAGCATGACCCTCATCGAAAATTACAATCCCACCGCGTTCCTGCATTGATTTACTGAGCGCCAGGTATTTATAGGTACAACCTGAGCGGTTAGCGCCAAGGGCTTGATGCTTTGCAAGTAGATACGGGCACATGGAGGCTTGCGGACACTTCCACATCTTTTCATAGTGACACTCGTTAGCTCGGGGGGATCGGTTGTATTTACTCTTCCATTTTTCAACTTTGTTAGGATGAACGCATTGGTATTCTTGTCTTCCTTTGACAATGCTGAAACCATAGATGTTTCGATATTGTTCTAGCAGGCTCAGAGTTTGAACGACAACTAAAACCTTTTCATCATGACCAAGGGCGGTTGCAATTCCACTCTTCCCGGAACCTGTACCCAATTCTAGGAAAACATGCCTAGTATTGTGGTCATCATGGATTTTCTTTGCTTCCAGGTAGGCTTTCAACTGGTTATCACGCCATTCAGTATGTGGGAGACCTACCTCACTCGGTGTAATGTGATTCGTTATCGGTATCGCTGAATTCATACTCGGCATCTTCCTCTGGTAACACCCACACCCAATTGTGGGCTTTTCGCTTGGATATTACTCCTAGTCTTCGCTTTGCCTCTTTCAATACTGCCTTACTGAAACCTTGCATTTCAGCGACAACCTCAACGGCGCGGACCGCGAATTCCTCTTCAGGTGTCAGGTATCCTTTCAACCATCCCATTGCACTGGCGACGCCTCGACCATCATCGTAAGTCAATGGGACTTCGGTCGCGTCTCGGGCTTCAGCTAAGACTTCCTCAACAGTCATGTTAGCCTCTTCACACAAGGTGTTTAGCAGATCTGCGGTTTCTTCACTTGGACTTTGTAGATGTTGGAAAGCTATTTGCTGCAGTTGAACCTTGATCCGTTCATTGCGACGGAGGTTTTGCAAGGCATTGAAAACCCTCAGGTCTACACTCAATTCGCTTCCAGTTTTTTTCAACTCTTCAGCTTCTTTGATCAACCCGAGGGTGACATAACGTTCGATCAATTCTGAGGGGTGCAACCCTGTCTCGGTTGCTCTTCTACACAATGCTCGGTGTGTATCTTCATCTACCTGAGCATATATCCACTTCGTGCGTTCTGAGGGATCTGCAGGCACTCGGCACTCCTTGAACTAGATATGAAATTGCTGCGGGTCAGTACCTTCTATTCTAGCAAAGATGACACATGAAGTCTATCGCCAGTTATAGGGGTATGACAGACGATAGACCCCAGTGTTATGGGTTATGTTAGAAGAGCGAACGCAATCAATGACACAACGATGCAACCCCAGTAAAGTATCGCACTGATCAAACATGCTCTTATGCAACCCCTGGGTGCTGCCAGGGGATCTTCACTCTTGTTCACCTTCTTCCCCCTCTTCTGTTGGCTCAACTGGTCGCCAGAAACTCTCACTTTTATGGCGTTTCCACATTGGCATGATCATAGCATAACGGTTTGTTTCGGGTTGTCCGACCTCGAATGGACCCTCTGTTGTATAGAACCTGAAGTATGCAGGCTTACCTTTTTCTAACCCTTGCATTGCCTCGATTAGAAACTGCGGGTTGATCGCGATTTCGAAGACAGGCTCACCGCCTGGTATAACGGTATCTAGGGGTGGAGGCGTGACCTCTTCATCGCACACATCCATCACTGCAGTGAAGTCACCTGCCGGGATCTTGCCGGACAATAGCATTGTCTCGCCTGGTATGTTATGCAACTTGAGACATTCCGGGGTTTGAATGGCGTGAACTCGGAAACCATCAATCCCGGCTGTAAAATCGTCGGTGATGATTAGATGGTTTAGGGCTTTACGGTTGCTATCATTACTCACTGCTTTTAGCAACCAACGTAGGGCTTTGCTTTCATCGGCTTTGCCTCGGACAATAAGTTCATTCATCTTTTTTCCACTCCTTTATTCGGTATAGAGAGAAGTCAGTGCTTGCGTTGATACCGTACTTGATCATTTCATCGATGGTAAGCTGAGGATCTTTGAAACTATCCTCAAAGATCCTCATGACTTCTTCAGTTGATACATCTTCCCATTCAGCATCTTTATCCTTGAACATTCTTTCAAACTGGATCTCTTCGCTCATGGTTTCAACTCCATCAAGAATGGTGAAACTGGTAACATCTGACCGTTCCACTCTTCGGATACAAATACTTGGCATTCAATCTGAGCGCGAGTGATTGCAACAAACAGAAGGCGTCTTTCCTCTTCGATTGTTGGAGGGCGACCTGTTGGCAATTGACCTTCCTTTGGTTGTGGGGGAACAATGGGCATTCGGGTTGCGTTGACGATCACTCTGGGGCGCTCACTGCCTTTACTCCAGTGGCAAGTGCCAAGTAGAACACTCTCGCTTTCATCACCGTGAGTGCTACCTTGTGAAAGCATATCGATTTTTTCAAGGAACTGCTCTGTTGACATTCCAGGCTCAACCATTCCTAGTAACAGATCGAACTCCTCAGCCTTGCCGTTTTCTGCTAGATCTTCATCAGCTACAATTCCTTCCTCAGCCATTAGCCAAGGGAGTACACAATCGTGAATGATTGTATTCAGGACCATCCGGGCGTCTTCAGTGTATTGTTCTAGGCGTCGAACGAAAGTGACTAGATCATGGGCACCGTTGGATCTCACGGTTGGGAAACCACCTCGATTCCTTTCACTCATTTGTCCGACCACACCTGCCCAGTTACCCGCGGCGTCGATTGCCTTTTGTCCGTAGAAACGGGCGTGTGAGTAATCGACATCTTTTTCATAAACAATGGGGCAACCACAATTGACCCAGGGTTTATCGTTGTAGCATCCTTCCAGGTGTCTACGCCTGGTCATGGGTGCTGTGAAACCGGAGGTTGCAACGTTGGCGATTTCCTTCAGGATCTCCAGGTTATCGCGGGCACCTTGGTAGTTTGCTGCCAACTGAGCGTATGCTAGAACCTTGCGAATGTGAGGGGCACCAAAGAGCATTCCACCGCTCTTATTGATTGCTGGAACTCCGGCTGCGACTAATGCAGTATGGATTGCTGAGCATTCGGCGCGGGTGCGACTGAGCACATACCAGTCACCGGGTTTTTCACTGTTTAGGATCTCGTTGGCAATGTCTGTTGCGAGACTTTCAAACTGGAAGTGGCGATTGATCTCAATATCTGTACCGCCTGGGGCGTCTGGTTTCCACTGGAAAGGTTTCAGGTAGGTTTCATCCACCAGGTAGTTATTCTTGATCAACGCTGCAGACTGTTTGACAATTGCCTGTGTTGATCGATAATTGATAGGGAGATTGAACTGCTGGATCTCAAACCCCTGATCCAATTTCCATTTGCTCTCAAAACTGCCTCGAAGAACATCCGGGTGAGCACCGCGAAAGGCGTACATGCTTTGATCAACATCGCCACAGAAGACGATATTCCCGGTCCGTTCTGCCAAGGTCCACAGGATCTCAGCTTGTTGGTAACTGGTGTCCTGTGCCTCGTCAACCAGGATGTAATCGAACTGGGCTTGTGCCCATTTTTTGAAAGCGGGTTCATTGCGAAGGCGATACACCACTCTCGCTTGCATCATATCGAAGTCCACCAGGTTTTTCGATTTCATGAACTGCATGTATCGCTGGTAGCAGGTTGTCAAATACTCGGCACACCAGACTGGTCCATGGGCTTGTGCAAGTGCCTGGGCGTAAAACTCGTATGCTTTGGAAGGCTCGACCAGGTTTCGGATTGCAGTAGCAATCCACTTGCGAACTGGCTTGACACCTTCTGACCAGTCCAACTCCTTGATCGTATCGCGAATGAGATCATTGACCTCGCGTTCTTGGCGACCACTCAACACCCGGAGTTTTTCACCTCGAGCTTTAAGCATTCGATAGGCGAGGGCATGGATTGTGCACACCCAGTCAATTAGGAATTTCCGGGCGGGATCTGCATTGATCCAGTTTTGATCAAACTTACCAATGACCTCTTCATTGTAGGGATTTGCGAAGAATTGCAATTCATCTTCGCTGCAATCGGGCCACAGTGTCCGGGCGATTCTCCACCGCATTTCCTCTGCAGCTTTCCGACTGAAAGTGAAGGCACCGATTCTTGAAGGTGAAACACCGTTGTCAATGAGCGCGGCGATTAAATTTTCAAGTGTCCGGGTTTTACCAGATCCGGGGCAAGCCTCGATTACCTGGGGACCGTTTGCGAGGGCGTCAACAATCGCTTGCTGGTATTCATTCAGTGAGATCGAACCGCTGGATCGGAAGTCACGCCTAGTATTTTGTGGGGGTGAGATCTTAGCTTGTGCGCGGGTCTCTTCCTCTTCCAAGATCTCCAGGTTATCCATGAGATCAACTGGGGCTTTCGGTTTCGGGGTTTCATCAAGCCACTGGAAATGATTATGAAACTGGCATTTAGAGAACACTCGACCTTTGTTTTTGCCTTCCTTCTTAACCTTGAAGATTCCTTTAGGTTTTCCACAATCGGGGCAAGCACCCGAAAGTGACCACCATTCCTTTAGGATCTCGATGGTTTCATTCAACCGATCTTGCCAACCTGGAACTCGCGTCACCCACTTGCTAACCTTGCTACCAATGGGTTTCCCGGTTTTGGTTTCGACTAACCAAGCTCGGATTGAATCCTCGCCAGTGCTTGCAGCAACACCGCTGCTATCAATTGAAGAGCGGACCTGGATCTGGGCGAGGTCGGAATTGTCCAGGACAATCCGATACACATGCTCACCAGAAACTAACCCCTCGTAGGTCCAGGGGTGAGGTTCTAGGGCTTGTTCGAAGTCTTTCAGGGAAAACCGTTCTGTAGTCATGGGGCACTCCTTCAGAGTCTATTTGCCGTTTGGCTTTTATCCGAACAGGGTCTCAACTGCCTCTTCGAATTTTGAATTGTTAGGGATCTCGATTGTCTCTTCCTTTGATTCTCCAACCACCACCATCCAGACCTTCTTTCCGGGTGCCTGGTGGGAAGTAACAAAGGTTGCTTTGCCGGAAATGTGGGACCGTCGGGCTGCATCTTCCTCAGAGTCGCACAGTGCGATTTCCAACCCTTGCTCAGCTGCAGCTTGTAGCATCACCGCTAGACTGTGGTAACAGACTGTCATGTGATTTCCTTTGCATTCCTGAAACCCGGCTGCAGTATCGAGTCGGCATTCGGAAGAAACAACGCCATTCCTACGAAGAATGACGTGATATCGCTTGCCATTAGATCCGGGGACATACGCTGTTTTGATCTTTCCGTCGCGGTCTCGGGATGCAACACCGACCTGGTTGTTTTCGAAAATTCTTCTTGCCTTTTGGTATCTTGGGTTAGCCATTTTCTTTACTCCTTTGCTATGTCTTATTTTCGCACAGTATAGGCTAATTGTCAAGCACCAAGTTGACTTTTTTTCTCTAACGTGGTATCAAATGTAAACAGGACGATCTTTGGAGTGAGAAGATTTTTTGTGGGTCAGGATTGACACCCCTCTGCAGGCACTCGGGGTGTCATTTCCTTTAAGGGGATTACAGTTTCCCGGATGCAAGTACGGACGCGAGTGCCTTTGTGATATCTTCCTCATTGAGATCCTTTGAATCTTCCCCTACTAGGCATGACACTAAGATCCAGGTGTTATCAATTAGTTTCCTAAAACCCTCTTCGGTCAAGGCTTGCTTTAGATCCTTACACATTTGTATCATCGATAACGAATCTGCAGTCAAAAGGGAAAGTAAAAGGCGAAGACCTAACTCCATCACGATAGATCCATACCCACTACCCGGACCAACGTAGACATAATCTTTCAGCCAACTAAGCGTCTGGGGATTTAGTGTCATTCGGACTTGCTCACGCTTGATCGGAGATCGCCTGGTGAAAGGCAACCTACGTAATTCTGAGACCGAGAATAATTGTTCGTTTTCCATTTAGTTAACTCCTAACTGATCCAGGTTTGACAGGATGTCTTCGCTGATCTCACTTGGATCTTTCTTTTCTTTTTCCTTCAATGAAATACCTCTACCTTGCAGATTGATGTTCATTGCTTTCAACGCTTGCAGATCCTCCCAGATATCACCCAGGGTGACACCATCGTGATGGATGTAGGATCGTAAGGCATCACGGATCACAACACTCCGCTGATGTGTTGGAAGACCATCCAGGTATTCCAGGATGTCCGCGTCGTTATTGTGATCCAGTGAAAACCTCATTTGCACTCTCATTGCGACTGGGACGCCTCTCTGATATTTTCTATAGTTGTTTGGACTAATACATGACCTCCGATTGATGAACAACCACGTTCGTCACAACTGTGTGGATAGTCATGTTTAGGATCTCCCAGTAGAACGACCTTACCCTTATCATTCATATACGCCTCGATGGGGTAGAAACCTTCCGGCACAAGAGGATCGTAATCTTTTTGCATTGCCAAGTATTGACGAAGTGCTCTACGCGTTAGACCAACAATACTAAGTCTATCTTTGAAAGCTCTTGCTTTGACAGCTTTGTGTAAGGTCTCAAACAGTGTCAAGTGGATTGATAATTGTTTTTCAGTCATTGCTTAACCTTTGTGCGAATTTATAGAACCCGTTGACATTGCCGAACACAGGATCTTCCACAATGTAGGCGTGTTGGAAATGCTTCAACAGGAACTTACCAAGCAACAAGGCGCTACCGCCTGTTATGAGGATCTGTGATAGGTTTGCTCCACCATTCCACATCTGACTTGCCTCTGCGATGACTTGCTCTGCCATGGGAACTACAATCGCGTCGATTTGTTTTTCAAGGTCATGGGTTTTACCATAATACTCAACATGACCATTGATCACAGCATTGATAATTTCATGATCTCGAAGGTCCAACTCGGGTACCTCTTCCTGCAGGACCATTCGGATTGCTCGAACAATATCCCATCCACCCATGTTGACACTGGCAGTTTCGCGCACCCTCTCTGCCAGGCGATGAACACTGAGTAGGTTTGTGGTCTTCCCTCCACAGTCGATAACACCGACCTTACCCTCTGCCAGGGCTGCGTCAGCAATGTTACCCTCATCGTCTAGGACTTCATTTAGCAATGCACCAAAGGGCTGCGGGACAACTCGGCATTCCAGGATCTCGAAGGATTGCGTACTCCTTCCATCCATGGTTACTCGGTGTTCACCTGCTTGGAATCGTCTGCGAAGCTCCTCACGGTCGCTGTAGAAAGCTACAGGTAACCCAGTGACTACACTCAGCTTCGGAGTCAACTGCTCGGATAGTGTCACCATTGCTGCAATCATGAGGGTGTAGTATTCCTGACTGTAGATCCACTGACGATCTTCCCGGCGCTTGATCATTCGCGATTGCTCAACTGCACCAGATCCAACCAGGTATTTTCCAGTGTCGGGAATGTCCAGGATCATTGCACTGCTCGAACCATGCACGCTGAAACGTGCTCTTTCCGGGGTGCCAACAACACTTGGGAAAGTAGATCTTATGATGTTGCTTCGCACCTTGACTGCACTATATCCGATGTCAATTCCTACTTTCATGTTTCCTCCACTGGCTTGTACTTGAGAGTTACAGAAGGCTTGTAGGTTTTCACGCTACGAGCGGGATCTAGCAACGCCTGGTTCTCTTCGATTTCATATAAGGCGTTTAGATCCTCGGAACTCCACATGACTCGATCATACTCGCTTCGATGCGAGACAGTCACACCATAAACGGATACACTGTTTTCCAACTCAAGCACATGGGCTTTGATATATTTTGCCAGGTCATTTAGACGATCCTGGTAGTGTTCCATTACTTTGTGCAATTGGAACTGGGCTTCACGGACCTTGGGATCTTCGGCTATTTGCATTTGCACTGCAGCATAATTACGCAGCGCCTCACGCAACGGCTCGGGGATTAGATCTGCATCTTTTATCATGAATACTCTCCTACTTCCGCAACTGTAATATCTAATTCTTTCGCGATAACTGGGGGCGACATTCCTTCGGCGCGCATTGCTTGGACACGCTCTTTTAGCTCTTCACCCATTGCTTGTAGCAACGCAGCTTCCTCCGCGTCTTCCTGTTCTGCAGACACCAGAGCTAACCTCAGAGACACTTTCTGATCCTCTGTGAGTGTTCCATCGAGTATCGATAATTCAAACTCGTCTGGAACTTCCTCGGGACTTGGCGTGGTGTTTCCGATAGGGGATCTCCAATACTCCTCGATTTTCTCCCAGGTGCAAGGTTTTACTCGTCTGGGGAGAATGCTCACTGGTAGCAGGGCACCTCCTTCGAACACCATTTTCTGAGGGCGCTTTAGGATCAAACCAATAGGCGCGGGACTATCTGGATTGTGACGCATCCAAACACGCATGGTTGATTTTTCAATCAAAGGTCTTTGACCACGTGCTTCGATTTGATCTGTCTTTTTGCTACCGATGTATTTAGCTCGGATGTGAGTTACTAAGAATACAGTCGGGGCAATGGATAACAGCTTGTCCAGGAATTCAGCATAGTAAGCATAGGTGTACGGCCACGTCAACTGGCTCATATTGCGGATTTGACCAGGTGTCAAGGAAGAGATCTGAGGCATGACCTTCAACGAATACGCTCGAATCCCATCTTCCATTCTGGACCAGTTATCAAAGACGAACACCTGGAACGGATACACATTGCCTTTTTTCTGTGCCAGGATCGCGTCTAGTAATTCCACTACATAATCGTGGAACGCAATTGGGCTTGCATACTTGTATTGTGCAAAGCCTCGCACCAGGTTGACATAGTAACCAAACGGGTGACCGCTTTCTGCTAGGTCATCTGCGACCGCCTGGGTTTTCAAGTCATTATCGAAGAAACAGATCTTTTCAGGCTCGACACCAGTGGCAAGGGTGAAGGTTGTCTTCCCAGTGTCAGGCTCACCCGTTACATGGATCAACCCGGAAATGACAGGCACTCTTTTTTCACTCATGTAAATTTACTCCTTCGGGTCATGGAAATTTTTCAATGACACATACAAATGATAAATATTTTCCAGTCCACAGAACTCTCTTATGTTTTCGCAGGTCTTCCTTCCAATACCCGGCACTTTCTCAGTCAATTCGAATTCGGTTAACCACACCAGCGCAGTGATGAAGTTATCGGCTGCACCCTCTTCCAACATGGTGTCTCGAAGGGCAGTAGCACGCTTAGGTCCAACGCCGGGCATGTTAGCCACAACTGCACGCCAGTCCTCGACCTTGATCAATTCTTGCAACGGATCTCCGGGATCAACCTCAACCACGTCTATCTTCTTTGGATGAAATTTCTTTTCCTTTACCTCCTGATATTCCTTGACGTGCTTATGCTTCAGATCCACCCACTTAGGGATCAAGTCATCATTCGCCAGGAATTCAACAACTCCCCCTCTATCGTGCCATTTGCTTAGACCGCCTAGTATTGCAAAGTAAGAACTCCTGGATTTGACTCCGTTGATCGTGGCTAGATTTCCTTTGTGCCATTCTAGAATCCCAGTGAACAGTAGAACGCACTGGGCTTGCCTTGCTCCAGTTTCACGCATCTTGGCAAGCGACTCATTCAACCTGGCACCCAAGCTGCTTGCGAGATCTTCACCGCTTTTCCTCTGGACTAACAGTGCCCCATTATCAATATGTTTTTGGATTAGGACCGGAGTACTGGGCGGGATCTCCATTGCACTGATCATGATATCTGCACCAGTCACAGTTTCCAGGATCTCACTCACAACTGCACCTTCAATATTAGGCAATCTTGATCCTTCGCGGGTTTCGCTGTTATCAACGATGATCATTACGACTCCTCACACATTGGGATCTCCCGGAGTCTTGCCAACCTACCGTCCTAACGCTGCCATCCTCTGTACGGTTGCATCAGTAACGAATAGGTCAGCAAGGATCTCCACTCAGCCACTCAGGGCTTGAACGATGTATTTGACTTCTACACCGTAATCTGAGGCGATTGTCGGGGGTGCCTGACCATCATCTTTGGCTTTTTGGATATCGGACTTCACGGAATCCCACGCGTCTTTAGTCCATCCAGGTGGAACTCCAGTATCAACGGTTTCCCCACCTTCAGGACTTGCAGCTGCACCACCTTCGACTGCCTTTTGTGCAGCTTCCTTTGAGGGGTAGATCTCGACTAGATGCGGGATCTGAGCAACGCGGGGGTTTCCTTCTCGATCCTCTTCCATTCGACCAGATGGATCATCTGCGAAAGCTATCCTACCCCAGTATTCACCAACGGTAGTCATCCCGGCTGCTTTCATTGCAGGTTTGACAATCTGTTTGTAACCGTCGGTCCATAGTGGGTGAACAAAGAATCGATCACCTTGCCAAGTAACATCTCTTCCTAATACGCTGTCTCGGTACACCTGGAACTGGATGCAATTTTGAGGGCGATTAGGGACACCAGACTGGGTGATAAGATTCTGACACTGTTCCTTTGCTGCTTTCTTGGATGCTTCATCACCGGGCGTATAGTGAAAGAAGGTCTCTTCATTTCCCATACCCGGGATAAAAGATTTCCATCCTAACTGCACAAGGATTTTGCCAACTATCCCACCACCCATGCTCTCTTGCTGCTCGTACTCTTCCAGGATGTCATAAAAATCTGACATTAGAATTACCTCCTATTTTGATATCAATGGACGGATCTTTGGGGTGCCTAACCCTCTTCAGGCGTCACTCCTTTCTAATGGGGTACAACCATTTTCGCACAGTCTGGGCGAATTGTCAAGCGCCATAGGTAGGGGTGTCTAACACCCTCACCCCTACTGGTAGGAAGAAGAAGAAGAAGAAGTAGAGTCGCTTAATTAAGTACTTAACCTCTTTCGTCACTTCGCGCCAGGTAAAGTGGATATGCGAGATCCAGGTCACTCACAACCTGGTAGACGAGGATCCAATCACCACGCCACAGGTTATGCGCTTGCCTTTCCAGGTGTCCAGGGCAACCGAGGCTCCAACCATCCTTGCGAACGAATATATAGTCGGTAACTACGTTCAATTCCAGTGCTCTCTTCATTGGAACGGCAGTGCCATCAAAGCTGACTAACACTCGGTTCGGCTCGGATCTTGCTATCATCTGGGCGTGCGCGAAACTGATATCGCGACTCTTCTCAGGGGTCATTTTTCCTACTCCTCTCTAGGGAACAATGCGTATAGGCTTAATTAAGCTCCCCTTCTTCTTCTTCTTCTTCTTCTACGCTACTCGATCCAGGGGGTTCGTAAGTCACATAATAACCGTCGGGTCTTTCCATTTCATCGCGCACCCGCTCTTTATTTGTGATCACCCACTCTTGATCGACTCCAGCGTTGTGATCTTCAATGAATAGCTTTACCGAGACAGTAGGTGTAACTAATTCGTCCGGGATGTTGTATCGATATACAACAAGGATCTTTCGGTTTTCTGGATCTGGTGACACCATCGTGATTGTAGGTTCTTTCTCTTCCATTAGACTACCTCTCCCAGTAGGGCGAAAGCTCGGCAGTTTGACCATAGTTATGCTTCACACCCCATAATGCAGCTTGCGTTCTATCACCCACGTTCAGCTTACCGAAGATATTACGCATGTGGGTTTTCAAGGTGTTCCGGCTGATACACAGGCTTTCCTGGATCTGAGCATTCTGGAACCCTCTCGATAGCAACCCAAGTATTGCTTGCTCTTGTCTCGTCAATTCGTACCTGCTCACTGTTCAACTCCTTCACCTCCATTAGATCCACTCTTTGCCCAACGTACCAACCAGCGTTTGAATTTGATCTTCTGTTGGGATCTCTTACGACGCAGATTGCCTTGAATGCCAGAGTTACAAACATACTCGGCTGCAAAGTAGGCTCTCAGCACACGCTTGACCTTCGCGATATCTTCCATCTATTTATATTCCTCCCATGGTGAATTTGTGTACAGCCACAGTGCAATTGCTGAGGGGATCTTTCCACCTGGGAGGATCCACAGCAATCGCCAGGTTGCTTTCTCCACCAGTAAGACAAACAGGCGCTTGCGGGTGTAAGGTAACATGGTAGGCAAACCGTCCTCACGTGGAACGTGCTTGCTCTCGTAGAATTTTCGAGGCAGCACGTCCCGGTCGCGAGGCTCGGGTTTTTCATACCAGTCCACTAGCGAACTCTTTCCGGGATCAAGTTGGCGAGTCCTTCCTTCACCAACAATTCCTTGACCGTGATGGGATTCCAGTGAAGATCTCGCTCGATTTTCAACCCAAACGGTCCATTGATGCTTTCAAGCTCGGACAGGCTGAAGTATCCCATTTCCTTCTCGAACCCACATACCAGTCCGAAAAAGATGTCTTCGCCATCGAACTCCCACCCATACCAGGTCCAATTAGACCAGGGGGTGAAGTACTTCACTACAACTTGGGTGTTGTATTGGTCAAACACGCTGTCTTCATTAGCGTATAGTGGGGGGAGATCCTTTCGGATCTGCTTTGTCAACATTTTCATTTTGATTTTCCTTTTACCCCCAACGGGCGTCTTCCCACTGGGGGAGATCTTGGACAATATCGTGTGCCAGTCGATTAGATACTTCTTGTAGTGCCTGGAAAAGTTTTGAGGTTTTCGGAATGTCACCTTCGGTGCATTGATAGAGAAAGCACCGAAGGCTTTTCAATGACTGGATTTTGTCGGGTAGGTGATATCCGAGATCGAAGTCATAGGCTATACCCTCGAACATTTCCTCGGCGCGTTTGTTGTAGCAAGCCTCAACTCCTTTGAGATTCAATTCCATCATTGCTTCACCCAGGGCTTTCAATGACTCTGATCTTTCCAGGTTGTAATTGAAACCGAACTGCTCAAGGGCTTTTGATACATGGTTACTCATTGGATCTCTTGCATTGCTTTGGAGATAGACTAAGACTTGATTGATCGTTCCACTTCCAACTATGAATGAAGACATTGGATTTTCCTTTCAATTCAGAACTGACTTGATGCACTCAGGTCCATAACCGCTCTCGATGCTTTCCGGCACTGTCAGCTTTCGACCGCAGCGGAGGCACCGACCCTCGTGCCAAACTTCCAGGATCTCGGGCAGATCATCAATGTTTCGCCAGATCCACTCGAACACCTTGGCGCTCTGGGCGTCGCGGGTGATCCTGGATTTACGACCGTGGCGATAATTCCCATCGGTGAAGATCGTACCAAGAAAGGTGAAGTCATTTTCGTTATCACTCCCAGTGAGAACCTTCACGAAGTGGGGACAATTCGGATCTTTCCGGTCCGGCTTTACAACCTTGAATGTAAAGCGATTCCCGGTTTCGGAATTGCGAAAGGTCAGTGTCGCATTTCCGGCGACAACTGACTGACGTGCCTGGGTGTTGGGGATCTGATTTGATTTCATTTTAGAACTCCCAGTCGAAGTCATCATCTTCCTGGATCTCGGACAACATTTCGTTGATCTTCATTTTCTGGGCGTTCGTGGGTTGCAGCTTGAGGAGTTTTCGCAACAATTCTTCAGCTACCCAGGTGGTACCCTGATCAATTAGAGTTTGTGCTGTTTTGATCTGACTGTCCATCTGTGACTTGTTCATTTTTTTTCTCCTTTGCCTGACTATATTTTCGCACAGTATGGGCTAATTGTCAAGTACCAATTCTAGGGGTAGGGCATGTTTTGACCCCCACATCTGGGGGTTTGGGGAGATCTCGCTTTCCCTAGTAGAACTTCCAGGAAGACCGTTACAGTACCTTTCTCTTTCGACTGGTATCGTGGCAAGGACTCCTGGGTTTCGAACATTCTAGGGACTTCTGCGCTTGACATACTAGGCTTAAAAGAGCGGAGTGCTCGGTTTTTAGGGGACCGAGCACTCCTAAGCAAAGGTGTTTCCTTCGCAGGAAACCGATTTAATTGAACCCGAGATTCTGGGATTTCAGGGAGATATAACTATTCCTACCGACGATGATATGGTCCAGGATCTCGATGTCCATCATTTTACCAGCTTCTACTAAGGTCCGGGTCATACTGATGTCCTCGGGTGATGGTGCCGGATCTCCACTGGGGTGATTATGTGCGATAACCATGGATGCTGCATTCGCTTTGATCGCGGGACGAAAGACCTCAGCAATTCGGACGTGGGCTGAATTCAGAGTTTGCTTATAAAGAGTCACTGGTTCACCGATGACCGTGTTCCTGGTATTCAGGAGCAACAATACTAGGTGTTCCTGGTCATAGTCTGCCATGTGAGACACTAACTGGTAGGCGTCATCTGGGCTTGTGATTGTGACCTTCATGTTAGGATCGACACTCACACGCCTGGCAAATTCGATGGCAGCTTTAAGGGAGGACGCTCGAGTCGTGGTCATTCCTTTAACCTGGGCGATTTCCTCCGGTGATGCTTGGGCGATTGCCTCCGCGGTTTGGAATTCAGCGACTAACGCCTGGGCGGTTTCCAGGCTGCGCTTTCCTCCGAGTAATGCAGCAAGCACCTCAACCAAGGTGCAATGCTCAGCTTGATAATTCACTCTCCAACTGGGTTGTTCTTTTAGGGGTAGGTCTTTGATATTCATGATTTTTCTCCTTTGCTCTAGTACAATTATCGCACAGTATAGGATAAGTGTCAAGTACCAATTTTAGAGGTCGGGATAGTCAAAGAACTCACTCATGAGATCCTGCAAAGATGGATGGTGAGGGGGACGACAATGCTTTGAAGAGTAGATATTCGACATTACCATCTGCCAGGCGCGAAAGAGATCCGGGGGGATTCTTTCGTCGGCACCCGCACAGGTCATATCGAATTCTTTATCCATCTTGATGACAAAGCGGACAATGTTTTTGAATTCATTGCGGGTCATTGGCTGCGACCTCCATACGGGTGATCAATTCGGACAGGTTAGTGTCGTAAGGGTTGACACCGTGAATGTGGTTATCCAGGTGGGCAATGAGATACATCCGTAAATTGGCTACACTATCGTCACCCAGGTCGATGTTCTCCGAGTCAGCGAATGAAACTGCTTCTTGCAATTCCTCGAGACCGTCACTGAGTTTTTCGAATGCAGCTTCTAGCATAATTACGAACTCTTGTTTTTCATTCATTGGATCTCCTATCCCTCGAAGGGGTATAACTCCATTAATTCGCGGTAGTGGGCTTTCCAGGTGTGCCCATGGGCGACACCGTATTTTCGACCATGTAACTCGGTATCGATGGCGTGTGCCATTTCATGCAGTACTAACTGGTGAACTCCTGCCAGTCCAGTGAGATCCATTCCTGAGATCATCCACTGGACCGATTTATATTCGGTGTAATTTTCTTGTGCCCAGTCGATACACTGATATCCGAAAACAATCAAGTGACTGTTACCATTCTCGCGGGTATGGTAGGCGTCTTTGCGATTGCGAAAGATCACACGCACTGGGATCGAATAGCAATCGGAGATCTCTTCACACAGATCAACGATGTATCGATTGGTGGGATCTGTCATGATTGAACGTCGAATCTCTTCCTGGGTTTTCTTCCTGGAAGGTGTTCGACGCTTTGTCGGTTTGTTATGATACTGACTGCATTTGCAGCAATAACCGTCGTCTTCGAGAAAAATGTTTGTGCATTCCATTTGTAACTCCTTTGCTCTATGACTATTTTCGCACAGTATGGGATAATTGTCAAGTACCAAAATAAGAGTAGATTGACGTTGACATACACTTGTGCTATAGTGTCAGCATGTTAAAAGAAAAGACCTTCCTGGAAGGGGAAGGTCTCATTCGCTACACTGATCGGGATCTAAAAAAGCGTCGTTTGGGTTGGACTGTTTTCTTCGCTATCGGCTTTATCCTGGGAGTCTTTCTTACCGGACAGTTTTTTCCATTTATCATCGATGAATTCATTTGAACGCCACCATCCGGCTGCACGCTCTTCGTAGGGATCTGATAAGATGGATTTATTTTCTAGGTGAGTGCCGACGTTGATGAAGTGATCGAACCCGCGACCCTTCTGTTTACCCCGGCGGGTATGTTTATCCAGGGCGTAGTCTGGGATCGGAAAGCGAACGCCATGCAAAAGGTCTTGATTGACAGCACATTGAAAGTGGTCAGCCAGGCGGGACTTCGGTGATCGCGCAAGTAAGAGGATTGCATTGGCTAACACTAATCTTGCAGATCCTCTTCCTTTTCTTCGGAACTCCATGTAAGAATCGCGCATGGTGGGGATCAATCCCATTACCTCCGGGTTTGCAATGCCGATGTCTTCATGAGCAATTACGATCAATCGCTGCCACATCCAGTATTCAAACTGCGGACATAATTCCAGTGCCCAGTGCATTGCACTCTCTTCATTACCACGCCGGATATCCTTTTGCAAGGCGGATATCAACTCATACGGATCTCGATCATTTTTGGTCTTCATTTCACAACTCCTTTGCCTTTCTGAAATTATCGCACAGTATGGTCTAATTGTCAATTACTAATGGAGGGAAGATGAAGTTGATATTGGATGAAACACCGATATACTGGGCGAAGATCCTGGTCGTTAGTTCTTTTTTGAACTTTATCATTTACGCTTTTACAGGGGTTGCATTCTGGGTTGCTATGCCAGTTCTAAAATTACCTATCATTTACTGGTTATTACATAAGACGGAGGAAGGGAATGGAATTCAGAGATCGGATTACGGAATACAGGAAGATCAAGGGCAAGGATCTTCTTGACAACGATGGAAACTGGAGGATCCACCCGGCGCTGCAGCAAGACGCCGTACGCGGCATTATGGAAGAGGTCGGGATTGTAGGCGCTTTACTGGTCTACACCTCCGAGCGCCAGGGCGGGATCACGGTTATCGATGGACATTTGCGTAAGAACATCGATCCAGAGTTTGACTGGCCGTGTTTGGTCACAGATCTCGATGACGCTGAGGCGGACTTCGTATTGTCGGTGTTAGATCCTTCGGCACTCTTGGCACAAGTTGATGTTGAGAGGTTTCGAAAGCTCACTCGAACTTTCAACACTGACAATCTTGCTATCAGAGAATTGCTGCGACAGGTTGACGCCGGGCGATTGGCGGAGATTGCAGCGGAAAAGGAAGAGAAAGCAAAACGGGAAGGCATACCCGATATGGAGATCCTACCCTTCGAGCATTACGATTACATTGTGCTGATGTTTCGTAACAGCTTGGACTTCGACAAGGCAGTGGATCTCTTCGGAGTACGAAAGGTCCGGTATGCAGCGGAAAGCCTCAAGACCTACGGAGATCCAGGCGTGTTCAAAAAAGTCGGACTGGGGCGAGTGGTTGACGGAGCAAGGGCACTGGAGATCCTGGAAGGATCGTACCCAGTGGAAACTGTTGATCTTGATGGGAAGAGTATTGAAGATCTTGCAAAAGAAGACTGGCCGGACATGCCACCCAAGTTGGATATGAAAAAGGTTGCGGAGGAAGTGAACAGTGAAAAAAGAACTGGTACCATCACTGAGAGTAGTGATACCATCGAGGCGTAGAATCGAGATCCTTCAACGCTCTTCCATTCACTTCTTTCCTTACGCTACGATCACAGTGGCGGAAGAGGAAATGGATGACTACACCCAGGCTTTCCCGGAAGCTGAGATCGTGCCACACCCGGATGATGTAGTGGGGGTATCTCCCACAAAACAATGGATCTTGGATAACTTCGATGACGAAGCAATTTGCATTGTAGACGATGACATTTACAAAGTGATCGGGCTGATTGGTATCCGACCTATCGAGTACCATGACCCCTTGGATGTGCTGCAGATTATCCAGAACGCAGCTAACGTTGCCTTTGGGACAGGGGCACCCATATTCGGCTTCACCCAGGTATGGGCGGACCCTCGGAAGTTTCGCGCATTCGATCCGTTTTCCTTTACGTCCTGGACAGGATCTATCATAGGCTTTGTCGGTCGGGATCTGCGCTACGACCCCAAGCTGCATCTACGTGGCGATGTTGATATCTGTCTTCAGGCGCTCAAGACCCACAGGATCACATTCCAGGACCAGCGGTTTTCTTTCATGATGCGGGATCGGATCGGAACTCCTGGAGGTGGAGCGGTTACGAGATCCAGTGAGCGTGATCAATTCGAGATCGATTACCTTCACAAGAAGTGGGGTAAGCACCTCGAGTACAGACTGGGCAAAGGGCAATACACCTGCAGTGTCCACGTCCGGCGAAGACAGAAGATGACGGAACTAAAGAAGTGATCAAGGTTTTGAAGAGACTACGGAACAGGCTGTATGATCTCTGGTGGGATAACACCTGGAGTGACAAGGTACATGATCATTTGCGATTAGCAGTGCATCATTTGAACCGAGCTATCTACTGGCTAGGTCAGGAAGGGGAGCAATGATCACGATACTAGGCGCTGCTTTCATCGCACTCTCACTCTACTCCTCAGTGGATATGTATGATAATCTCGAACACTATGGCTTTCTTGATATGATCTTTCAGATTGTCTTGATTATCATGAGTGGTGCGGTCGGGTTAGTCTTCTTATGTTGGGAGATAACTTGAAGGATGAATGAATGGACACAATACTGGATAACAGACTGGCTAGGGCACTTTTTGTCTTCGGGCTTTTTGGGTTTCTTAGCGTTCTACTGGATCTTGATCACCTTATCTCACTTCTGGTCTACGGACGGATGGCAAGATCGGCGCATATTGGCAGTGTCATTACTGTATGGTTTGTGTGCCTCGTGGTCAATGCACATCTGGTGGGACTATCTTCGAAAGTGAGGTGATGTGAAATGCAATGTCCAGACTGCGGGTTGACCTACATGGGGCAAACTCATCTTTGTCCAGGACCATCTATGAAATGAAGCGACGTGCCTGGGGGGAGGGCACGTCGCTTTACCAGAAGAGATTTACCGCCAATTGAAGGAGCATCATGTAATCACATGATACGATATCCTGAGGGGGTTGTCAAATGATATATACTGATGGTAATCACATTGCTACCGATGGCGATATCGAAGACCTTCATAAATTCGCAGAGTCGATCAACCTTGACCAAGAATTTTTCAAGGATCAAGGCTTTCCACACTACATTGTTCTCAACCGGAGCATCTTCGAATACGCTATATCTAAGGGAGCAATTTACGTCGGTACGCCAGAACTAATGAGGAAGTGTTACTATGACCGAGGAAGTGAAGACGAAGTATCCTAAACCTAAAGACTATGATGAGTTTTTTGGTTACACTGTGCCTGCAGGCGAAGAGGGCATGGCATGGGATCGACTCCCCGGCGAGTCTGCACTCTGGTACAGGCGCTTTACCCGTTATAGACTAATGGGACCAAGTAGGTCCGTTTCAAGAACCAAGAACGATGAATGGGAAGCAAAGGGTCAAAAGAGGTCAGGAAAAACGCCAGGTCAGGCATGGTACAACGCTTACAACCGAGATCGTTGGGAGGAAAGAGCGCAGGCGTGGGACGGTTACATACTTGAACAGGAAGAGATCGCCTGGAAAGAGCGCAGGACTGCAATACGGGAGCGGGAGCACGAATTGGTTGAACAACTCTTTCAGAAGGTTGAAGAAATGCTGATGTTCCCGGTTGCACGACAAGAGACCCAGACTGAACAGCAAGGTGGGAGGATTGTCAATGTGACCATCATTGAACCTGCAGATTGGAAGCTGCGCGATATCACGGCACTCCTGGAAACAGCTTCGAAGGTTGGGCGGTTATCCTCTGAAATGGCGACTAGTATCTCGGAGGCACGTCACGTGGCAGTGGACGAATCGCTCACTGACGAGGAACGACTGGAGCGGGTGAGTGAGATCGTGAGGCAAGCTAGAATGCGAGGCGGAAACCATCGTGAGGAAGGAAACGACTAAATTCAAACCTGGTAAGCTCGGGATCGATTATCCAGAACTAAAATATCGAGTCCTTGGTACAGTATTGCCACCTTATTTGCGTACCTTGTGGAACTTCCTGGACGTTCGGGAAACCTCTTACATCTGTCCTGGGTGCGGTTTCCTGGTCGTATTGAAGTACAAACCGTGGGGATCTGGGATCTTTATCCTGGAAGAGGAACACATTTATGAGGGCGGAGTTTGACCACGACTGAGCAATTGCACGACCGATGGCACGCACTGGATGAGCTAGAGTCGGTTTATCCAACTATGACTGATGGTGAGAAAGAAGAGATCCATAAACTTCTCACTTATCCTTCAGGTTGGCCACTCTTCCATATATCCTCACCCGAGCGTCAACCTGTACCCTATCACTTAGGGCAAAACCTCGGACACTTTGCAGATACTCGGTATGTTTGCCTTTCTGCAGGCACCCAGTCTGGGAAGACTTCCTATGGACCATGGTGGTTAGAACGGGAGATCCGGCGATGTACCTCGTATGATGAAGAGGGCAATCCTATTCTTGCAGGTGACTACATTGCAGCGACTTCCAGTTATCCACTCTTTGATCGGAAGATGTTACCGGAAATGCTACGGGTCTTCGAGGATATCCTGGGGATTGGTCGATACTGGGCGCTTACGCAGACCATCGAGTTAGCGCACCCTGAAAAGGGTTTTCTGGCAAGCAAAGCACGTGAAGGTCACAAGATGTTCGGGCGGATCTTACTAGGTTCGGCAAGCTCAGTCAGTGCACTTGAAGCATCGACCGCCAGGGCTGCATGGTTGGATGAACCAGGACAGGAAGAGTTCGGGATCGATGCTTGGCGTGCAATCAAAC